TGTGGCTTGGTATGGTTGATAGTGATAAAGCTGTATTATCCATGGTCACAGAACAAGTTTGAGCATTAGCTCCTGCGTTAGTGCCTAGATTTCCAGTTTTACATTGAGGGACTTTGTCTTTTATATCTGGCACATTAAATGTAGATGAGCCATCTCCTGTTCCATAAGTAGTTCCAATAACAGCGAATAAATCAGCATAAGTGGATCTTGAAACAGCTGCTCCATCACAATCTAAATATCCTGTGGGTACAGAACTAGTTGGCCAAGGAATAATGGTTCCCGTATCTACAAGAACTATTCCTGTTAGATTCGCTCCGTCAAAATCGTATTTAGTTGCTTCATAAGTAGCCATCTTTAATCCTTATATTAAGCAGGCATAGGAATAATAACTGATTTACTTCCATCAGCCGCTTCTAATATTACATCACCCTCATATGTAGTAATGTTTTTTGGTTCTTCCGCAGAATAATCTGCAGGTAAGTTTCTTAAATTAATTCTGTAAGTTAAATACTCTGCCTTTTTTTCATCTGTTAAAGGAGAGTCTTCTACTTGTGTGTAGTCACTATCTCTTAAAAGCTGATCTCTATCAGCTCTTACTCTTTCCCAAGTATTAAACATAGCAGCCTCATTGTCAGCAATAAGTTGTTTTTCGGCTGCATGGGCATCTATAAAAATTTGAACATCACTCAAAGAACATGGTGAGTGCGGAGTGCCGTCTGTGTACTCTATTTCACTCATATCAGCTTTTTCACTATCGTATTGATAAGCATGAACATTTGCAGGCACTGAATTCCAACAAGACTGACTAGTCATATTAGTGTAACCTGCCCCGTCTACCACTACTGTTTTATCTGCTACTATTACTGATACTTTCATTTTATCTCCTAAGTTTTGATAACATAGTTTATATCAATTGTTGGCTGTAGTAAAGACACACTTGCTGAACTCGCAGAATGATTATGTGCACTACCACCACCTGCATTATTAGCACTGTCTTGTGATGTAGTAGGGCATTGGCTTCCGCTTGACCCTGTGTTTCTGTTACTTCCGCTATCCGTCCCGTGAGCATGACTAGCCATCGTGTTTGTGTCAATGGTTGTGTTACCTGCCGTTACGCTTGTTATATTTGCCGTGTTAGCCCCGCCTGTGCTTGCCAAGGATATAGAATCTGATTTTCCAACAGGAATTCTATCTGTTAAACTTGGAACGTTAAAAGTTGAAGATCCATCACCAGTTCCGTACGTAGTGCCAATAACTGCGAATAAAGCTGAATATGTACTTCTCGATACAGCAGCTCCGTCACAATTTAGATATCCTGTTGGGGCACTAGCTGTAGGCCACGGTATAATACTTCCTGTATCCACACCTACTAGACCCGTAATATTCGCTCCGCTGTAATCGTATCTTGTTGCTTCGTATGTTGCCATTTCTATCCTATGTTTTAATTATATAATTTAATGCCAAGTAAGGTTGCAAAGTGCTGACTGCGTCTCCAGCATTTAAAGTATGTGAGTGTGCTCCTCCGCCTCCAGTATTCGTAGAGTTTAAATTTGGTCCTTGTCTAGTCGATCTGTTACCATTACTTACACTAAGGTTGTAGTCTGCGTTATCTCCTATACCACTCTTGGTATGATTGTGGCTTCCTAATTCTGCAGTGTTAAGAGTGTGGTTAGCTAAATTTCCAGAATTGGCAGTTGCCGTGTTAGCTCCTCCAGTAGTTCCTGCATTCTCATTGTTACTGACAGACTTAACTGTTTTACCCTCAGTATCAGGAACATTAAAAGTTGAAGATCCATCTCCCGATCCATAAGTTGTACCTATGACTGCGAATAATGCAGAGTATGTGGATCTTGATACTGCGGCTCCATCACATGCAAGATAACCTGTGGGAGCTGTTCCAGTAGTCCATGGTATGATAGTGCCAGTTGAAAGACCCTGAATGCCGGTAATAGCAGCACCATCGAAGTCGTATTTTGTAGCTTCGTATGTTGCCATTTATTATTTCTCCGTATAAGTCCAACCAATATTTGAACCAGAATAAACAAGTCCAAAAGATGCACCCTCTGTGTTAACCACTAAATCAGCTGATGTATTTACAATTTTAGAACTGTTTCTTCCGACAGTTAATGCGTTTGAATCAAAAGTAAATCTTGAATCTGCAAAATGAACTTCATCTCCGACTGCTGGCGAAGCTGGTAGTGTTATGGTTACAGCACCACCATTTGTGTCTACAAAAAGTTTAGCTCCTGCTTGAACTGTTTCAGCAGCTGTGACTGTTCTCCATTTTCTGTATTCATTTGCTTTCTCTACGTTAGTGCCGTCAGCATACAAAACATAACAATTACCTTCACAAAGTAAAATTCCTGTTCCACTTACTGTTTTAAAAGTTAAGGTGTAGCCTGCGTGATCAGTCCCATCAATAACATTGTAAACTTTTTCAATACTGTTTGGTACAGTGACATTTCTGTTAGCAGCTAAAGTTCCAGTTAATTTTAAAGTAGCGTTTCTTGCGTTTGATATAGTTCCATCAGTCATGGCTAACGCCACATCAGATGATGCAACATCTATTTCTTGATAACCAGCAATAGCTTGTTGAACTAGATTTAAATTTGTATTTGTTTTATCACCCCATGTACCGGCATTTTCACCAGTAGCCATCAATTCTATTTTTAAATCACTCGAATATGTTGATGCCATAAAAATTCTCCTAAGTTGTTTTAATTATACATTTTCTAAGCAGCCAAATCAACTGTAGTCCAAGTATTATTAACTCCAAGGTCAACCTCTTGCCATGGCGTAATATTAGGGCTTCCTACTGAGCTTGTTAAAGATATTCCTGTAGGGAACACATTTGCGTTAGAAACTGTGCCCTCTTCACCCATGCTCATGGTCATAGCTTGACCGCTAACACCAACCATTACTTGAGGTATTGAACCAATAGAACCTTGACTTAATGTTAGACTTTGTCCAGATGCAGATTCTGTTGTTGACTGTACTAAACTATCGTTTCCTAGACTTAAGGTCATTGTTTGCCCAGTTACAGGCACATCTAAAAATAATCCAGCTGCCACGGCTCCAATAGAACTTGTGAGAGCTTGACCTGTTGCAGGTTCTGTAGTTGTTTGAACTAAACTCTGCGTTCCTATCGCAGAGGTCATAGTATGTTCAGAAACTGTTATAGATAAATCAGCGTCTGCTGTGACCGAATAAACACCAAAAGTTAATGTCAGAGCTTGACCAGTGACAGAAACTGATACATCGGTAGTAACTGATTCATTACCAATTGAAGATGTTAAAGCTAATCCCGCATTATTAATTGCAGAATAATTTACACCCCAACCTAAGTTTCCATATGTGTCTCTACCCCAACCCTCACCTGTTAAAATAGTTTCATCGACTGTTGCTACACCAATTGAAGTGGTTGAAGCTATACCTGTTACAGGAACTCCTATGCCAATAACTTCGTTACCAATAGAAAAAGATAATAAACCAGCAGTTGTAACTGCTTGATCAACTGAGGTTCCTGAAATATCTTCACCTTGCGCTAAGGTTAAAGATTGTCCTGTAACTGACACATCTGCATTAGCTGATTGTGTAGTCGACCCGATTGCTGTTGTTAATGCTTGACCTGTAACTTGTTCAAAAGGTTGTAACGATCCCCAAGCGTTTACGTTCCATGCGTCTCCGCCCCAACCTATTTCAATTACACCTGTGGCAGTGACTTGTCCAATACTTGAGGCAGCACTTATTCCAGTTCCGGTAACTGTAACATCGCCTTGCGCTGCCCAGCTACCTTGTCCCCAACTAAGTGCTCCCCATGTATTTGACATTCATTATAACCCTTAAGCTATTCTTAATATAGCAGCTGAAGTTGTAAATGCAGGAAACTGAATTGTAAAAGTTCCTGAAGTTGCAGTCTTGTCACCGCCAAAATCTAATACAGCCACAGCATCAGTGGTGCTTGTACCACCACCCATTGTTGTGTTGTAAATTAAAGCTCCTCTTGCAGTCAAGGTAACACCTTGGAAAGAAAGATCAGCAAAATCTGTAATAGCTGTGTTAGTCGCTAATGATGTACCTACGTTTACTAATGCTTTTCCACCAGCTGAATATCCAGATGGTGAAGACACTTCATTAGATGTTGAGTATCCTGTTGTTGATTTTCCTAAACTCGCTGAGTTTGTAAACATTGCAAGTTTAAAAGAGCTTCCGTTAGGAGCTGCTTGAAATTTATGAGCCCCTTCTAACAATTCTTTTTTAAAAGAATTGCATATTGCGTTAGTTGTTATTGCCATTTTATTCTCCTTATTAATTTGTTGTGTTTGGAGATGGAGAAGGTATTTTTACTCTTGGAACACCGTCATCATACTCCGCACGTCTTCTTCTGCCCATTTGTTGTAGAGCAAAATTTTGTAATTCCTCATTATACTTACCTTTATATAAGTTGTATAGGTTATCGGGTCCTTTTAGAAAACTATAAGCTTCAGTTAAAACACCATGTAGTAACATAGACTCTTGGTATTTGGCTAAAAAGGTTTGATTGGTTGAAGTAAATTCAGGTGGATCTTTTATATAATTTATCTGTATTGTATCAGCAGCTGCGGGTGTGGGTGCTACTAATATGTTAAAAGCATCGTAATTAGCAAAATATTTTGGGGTTCCTTGTTTTCCTGTCCCATTAAATTCAGAAATAAAACTTATGTCTCTTTTTTCTAAAAAAGTTCTTGCGCCTCCAGAACCTACATGTTCAACAGATCGTAATATTAATGAATCAGATGGAATAGAAACTGCTCTGTTGCCTGCTGTAAAGGTTGATGTTGCGTATTTTCTAGTGTCATCATAATCAACTTTTCCTGCAACATCTAATTCAACAGATCTTATAAAATTTTGAATGATAGAATCAGACAAAACAGAACTACCAACCTCTGTGTAATCTCTAACTTGTGTTAAAAAATCTGAATGTGATATAGCCATTAATATCCTCCTATTGCTAATTTAGGTTTCACTAATAAACCACCTTTAAATTTTTTTTGTGCTGGCATACCCTTAATAGCTCCTTTACCTTTAGGGTTAATTTGACCAGCTACTCTTGGATTAATATCCATTTTATTTTGAAGATGTCCAGCTTCTACACTTTTTCCATAAAGTTTTTTAAAAGTTTTTGGATCAGTCATAGATTTTAAATCTATGTTTAAAAAAGTTAAACCTCTTTTTTTTCTTTCAGCAGCTTTTTTCTTATAAACAGGATCACCTTCTTTTCTTTTTCTAGATTGAAATCTTTTTTTTAATTTTCTATTATATTCTTTTCTATTTTTTATTCTTTCTATGAATCTTTTTGAAGCTTTTTTACCACCTTCTAAAATTGCCTTTTTTGCTTTACCCGCATCTCTAGTCAATAATAATTTGCCTGCTTTAGTTGCTATCCTAAAAATCATGTAATACTCACTGTTACTTTACCAACTAAAATTCTAGCTTGTCTTCTTACATTTTGTAAAGATGGATCTTCTGGCACCATGCTATTCATAATTGTAGTCACACCATCTCTAATTATTGCAAATTCTTGTGTTTTAAATGCAAATTGTCCAGGCAAACTTAAATCAGCTACACCAACTGATGCGCCACCTGAGTCAGAAGTTGTGCCATCACCATCTGTTAAAAATAGTTGACTGGGTTGTTGAAATTTAATTACTCTAGGATCCTTGAGAGCTATAGCATCTGCAGTAGTTCGTCTTCTTCTAATCTGAGGATGTTTAGGCTCAAACTCAGTATAATGCACAAGTGAGCCGTTCCATTCTTTTACCATCTCCTCATAAGGAAACTCCATACCTGATCTATCAGATATGGCTTTTGATCTTTTACCTGTAGCGTACGTTCCCATTATACTCCTGACGGATAAAACGATTGTGGACTAATAAATGTTGATGTTCTTTGACCATCTTCATCTAAAGCTCTTTTCATTTCATCTTCGTAAATTTGTTTATTTTGTTGTACTAATTTTGGATTTACCTTCATTGATAAATAATATCCTAAGCCTGCTGCCATACATGGTAGAAATCGATATGCTACATCAGCATCATTATGATAAGCTCCTGCATCTTCAATCCTTTTTATTACATAGTATTTCAATGCTGTGTAAGTGTTTAAATCTGGTGTTTGGTATAAATTTATTATTGGTGTTGTTTGTCTATCAACATAATATTGTGATGGCGTTCCTGTAGATAATTTATTAGGCAAAGCCGCATATGCTGATCTATCAATTTTTGTTAATGAAACATCTTGAGTAGATGAACTATCACTAGCAGCTAATGTAGATGATATGAAAGCCTCTAACACATCATTGACATCTGAATTTACTGTGTAAGCAGCTTGTCCTGATACTAGACTTTTTTCGTTTAATTCGACTTTCCACAAATGAATGCCTCTGTTACCCCATTCAGCAAACAATAAATTTAAACTTGTTCTAGCAGATCTTAAATCATAACCAGAGTTGGTTCTTAAACCACATCTTTGATAACCCTCTTGAATTATGTCATCTATATTTAAATTAAACGATGTTGTTCCTGATGTAGCCATTAAATAATATCCTTATAATAATCAACTAGACCACCTATTTTCATTTTTCTGTATTCTCCTTTTCCCTTGTCTCTGTAAGGTTCTTTTTTAGGTGGCTTAGATTTTTTAGGTTTACCCTCTTTGTCTACTAAGGGAAATGGTTTTGCAGAATAGCCATTTTTTACCATCTGTGCTTTTTCTAATCTTCCTAATGCAGATTGTGCACCAGCAGTCATACCACCGACTTTTTTTCCTGGTTTACTTTTTTTAAAATTTGGGACAGGTCTTCCTTTACCAGCATCCCCATAGGCACTAGTGGTAGTATCTATTCTCATAGCTCTTGGTAAATCTTTTTCAGATTGAAATTTAGGTTTCTTGGGTGGTACTATTACATCTTTACCTTTTTTCATTCCAGGAAACTTAAGTTGTTTTTTCTTACCAAATAAATCTCTTATTTTTTTTAATCTTTTTGGATCTTTTCCTGCTGCTCTTAAAACTATCTTTGGTATTTGTGATCCTATTTTTTGTAATCCTTTTTTATCAGCCATTTTTAAATCCCTTCAACATATCTCCATAATAATTTACTAAAGATTGATTGTTAACTTTTTTACCTGCTATCTCTGATTTCATGTAAGAGCCTATGTATGGTTCTTGTTTCATCTTTGTGCCAGGTGCTTTTGATGTTGTTTCAGAGAATGCAGCTCTGCCCATAGCAGCTTTCATTACTTTTTTGCCAGCAGGCACACAGTTAGGCACCATCTTATTACCTTTCTTCTTCATGCCCTTTTGAACATATCCATCCCAACATGGTCCTTGTTTTGCCATCAATCCTCCTTTTTAGCGGCCGCTTTGAGAATAGTTTGTTTCTCCTTTTTGCGGTTGTACAACTTCTTAGATAATAGCACTCTTAGACGGAATGTTCTAGACCTTACGGCTTCTACGAATGGATTCTTTGGCTTTTTTTGCAATGTTTACTACTCCTGATTTACCCATCACTTTAGCTCTTTGCTCCATTACAGTTAAAATTTGTATTTTTCTAGCGAATGGTTTATTTATTTTTTTAACTTTTGCAGCTGTGGCACGTGCATCAGCGGGTGTTGCAAATTTTATTTTTACAGTATCTCTAGGATTCTCATCTGTATATAATCTTCTTCCAGATCCTTTTGGTTTTTTGCCTGTGCCTTTTAATGGGTCTTTCATACTAAATCTACAGCTTTACCTATTACAGGTGCATATTTAGTTTTACCCTCTTTTTTAAATGCATGCAAGAATTGTTTTCTTGGTTGATCAGGTGTATAGCTGCAATGTATCCATCCACTATTGGGTTCACCTGGAGTATAGAATTCTAATATAAGCTGGTCATAATCTAAATTCTTGTTAATCCAGTCAGCTAACTCAGCATTGTCTGTGCCCATCACTTCAAAATCTGCCGCCTCTGCTTTTGCATGTTGGCTGTTGACTGAGCTGCCGATCTTAAGACACAGCTGCTCAGAACGAAATCCGCTCGTTACCTTGACCCTGCCAAAGTGATCACGTACGGGCTGTAAAATATTTTCACAAAGTGCTTTTAGTTTTTCTATCTGACCTGAGTTTGGGTTGTTATTAATATCTAACCTAATAGCAGTGTCAGATTTAATTAATTCTTGAAGTGTAAAATTACGACTCAGATTCATTTTTGTTCTCCATTTTGTAAAACATTTTATCAGTGTCCTCTGTCACCATATCATTATCTTCTGCATCCCAGTAAGTAGTTTGGACTTTATAGTCAGGCCAAGAGCTATCAGTAGTATAGCTGTTAACATGCCAAAGACAACGATTATTAGGCTGAGCTGCATAATTGCCGTTATTAAGAGCCAATATATGCGCACACTTATGTTCTTGAGGTATTTCAGAATGTTCAGTATCCAAGATGTTAGTGTCTGGATGTGCCCAATCGACTGTGAATAAATATTTACCATGATAAAATTTTTTATCTAATCCTAAATATTTTCCGTTTAAACCATCCAACCAATCAAAGCAATGAACACTAGGCCAATAACTAAAACAATTCCACAATTCAAGTTCGTGTGGCTGCATATCTGGCACTTCGGATCTAGAAAGATGTTTTTGGAAAAACGCTGATATAGGCAACCTCCAATAGCACGCACCGTTGGGTAACATGATATTAAATAGGATAGCCCTACCTGAAATAGAGCTAAGACCAAAGATAACACAGTCACTACTTTGTCCTTTATAATTTTTGTCCATATCATAAAGATATTCCTTTCTTATCTTACAATAAATAGGTGGTATGTTTGCATTTAAGTATGCCATCAATCAATAATAAGTTTTTTTATCGATTTAGAGCCATCAATATTTTGTTCTAACTCAGCGTCACCTTTCCAACATTTATACATAATGGTTTCACTATATTGTCTTTCAGCTTGACGCTTTCCACGTAAACATTGTGCCATACCATCAACCTGCAAACGGGCTTCTTTAATTTCTGCGTTTACAAACATCAGGA